AATTTTCCCGCGTTTTTCCTTGCATCATAAAAACCTTTTCCGTGCCGTTATCTTTTCTTACGCCACCCACCTTATATTTAAACGAACGCGGTATAACCGCTTGCTCAACATGCGTTTCTGCTAGATCCATAAAAAATTCATGGCCTAGTGGTGGTTTTTTGCTCATTGCAAGATGACTATCGGCACTATCCAGATCCATATATTTCAACACGTATTTCAATACGTACTGAAAACCTTTCCAATCTGGTTGCTGAAAATAACTGAACCCTTTGTGCCAGTATTTCCAATTTACACGTACATTTTCTTTTATTTCTGGATATTTATCCTTAAAAAATAAAACTATATGCCAATGAGCTCGGCCTTTAGCCGTGCCATATTCACCGGCAACAATATACCGTACGTAGTAACGCTTTCTAAGCCGTTTCAAAAAATCTTGAACGTCTTTATAAACCAGCGTTACAGCGTTGACCCCTGCGTCATTCGCATAGGTCAACGTTACTGCGTAGGTTTTCTTCGAATACCTACTTTCGGCAATGCATCGACCCACAAGGTCGTTCACTCTGTTTCTTTTGCATTGCCAACATTTGCGACACGCTACCTCGGTTCCGTCGTCTAATCTGTTCGGTGTCCTGCACATTTTTCGCCGTTTACCTCGTCAGCGGTGTCACTAAATGCATATCCTAACAAGAAAGGTTGTATGCGTTCGGCAGAACGGAACTCCAATACATGAGTTTCCGTTCCGTTCTGCCTTAGTCGAATTCATCGACATAAATGGGACGTCCTATTTTCGGCTCGTCTTTACGAAGCCGCCAGTTTGTCAACTGCCAATGTGCTGGGTCATAAAAATTCCAATCGCCACCCCAATCTAATTTTAGATTGCGTTTTCTTGCAATTTCTTTGCCTATAGACCCAACAATATCCCATTCTTTTTTGCTAAGGTTCCAATATCTTGTGGCGTGGACTATATCCACTGCACAGCCATATTGGTGCGGTGAATTACCGCCCTTAGCCTTACTCCGCCCTTGCGCGTGTAATTCGTTTTGACGTTGCTCATCACGCAACATTTCAAACGCTAAAACAGGTATGTTTCGCGCGCTGCATGCTTTAAGCATTGCTTTCCAAAAATCGACAATCTCAGGGTGTACACCCTCATATTGCGTTTCTGTTTGTTTTCGAATTACATCTTTTCGCTTAAGGGCCTTTGCGTCTGCTAATGCATACGCTGCTACCGTATAATCTTTATGAACCGGCTCATCCCTAAACCACGCCTGAACGCGGTCTAGGAACTTCACCCATCTCATAAACTTATTCGGCGGTCGCTGCTCCTGTTGCATCGTCGCCCTCTACTTGCTCACTCTGTGCCTCCGGCACTGGCTGTGGCTTCTGTTCGCTACTTTGCTGAGAAACTTGTTCTCTCAACTTTGCCAGTTCTGCGCGCTCGTCTGCCATCGCAGCGTCGCGTCGTTCTTCGTTTAATTTTACCCACTTCATCATCCGCGCAAACTCATCGTTATTGCGTACTCGTGGTTCTATATTAACAAAACTGTCCTTCTCAGCTGGCGCGATACGTTGGTCAACGTCTCGGATGTTCACAAACACCGATGCGCCTTTTTCCGCTTTAATTTGCACCCAACTACTGCCAATTGCTGTATATTCCACAGCCATTTTATCGTCCGCTGCGCCCTGCAATACGGCTTCTTTCATATCCGCATTGTCTGCCGCCCAAACTTCAATCTTTGAGTTTGCGTTTACTTGAAAACTCACACGCTTTGCCTTAATAGTTTCAAATAAAATTACCGCTCCAGCTTTTACTTGTTGCCATTCTGTCAATGACCCATTCTTAAAGTGCTTCATTACTTTCTGCTCCTTTTTGTTAAAATGGGCGGGCAGGGGAGGACTACCCGCCCGTCACATTACTTGTCGATGCGAGCGCTATCGACCAAGTCTGTGATTTCCTGATAATCAGACGTTGCGTCTGCTTCCAACAAACGCTGTCCAAATACCGTATTGCCCGTAATTTCCATGTCTGAAATACACGTTATTTCAAAAGCGTCCGCGACCTGGTCGCTAAACACTTTTTTATGCAAACCTGACACCAGATAAAAATCTTCCGACAAACTCGGGTCAGTTTGTTCCACCGTCCAAATCTTTGCACGATCTTCGTCAAACGCGTCATTTGCTGGACGGTAATACTTACCGCCCACATTAACCATATCGCGCTGATATTCATGATTTAACGGTGCATATCCAAACGTACCGTTTGGTGTACTATGATTAACGTCCAAATGGTCATTTTTAACAACTGACACCTGCTCTGGATCCAAAACATCTCGCAGATAATTTGGTAAATTATCTGGATTTGTTTCGTACAAGAAATAATCTTTCTTGCGCTCCCACAACTGTTCCGGAACAATTTCCGCCGTAATCAATATTACGCCGCCGGTATTCATTTGCGGTGTTCTAATCGAACATTCCACACTCGCAAAACCATTAGTAACGCTTGTATCCAAATTTGCAGCGTCTGTTGCATAACGCTGATTATATCCAATCATTGTTAATTTTTTACTCAACAAAATTGGTTGCTTCATTGTTTCTTCTGGCACACGTATGCCTTCCATCAACATGTCTATAATGTGCTCGTCGTCAATCCCATCATACATGCTACGCAATTTAGCAAATGCTGCTGTTTTCTTTGCTTGCTCAATATCTGCCAATGACATCGTAGCGTTTCCGCCAGACGTCAATTCTGCAAATATATCACTAAACAACTGATTTCCATCAGCTGCTGTTGTTGGAGCTCCGCCACTTGGCGTATAAAGCCCCGCATAATTAGGAGATTTAATTGGCGCTTGAAACGTCAAACCGTTTAAAGCAACTTCACCATCAATCAACTTTTGATCAAAATCAGGCACAATATGATTATTATCCAATGACCAAAATGCTTCTGCTAGTCGATGATCAAACGCATTACGCAACGGCAGCGAAGCTGACCGCGCTTTGCGCCTATGATTCACAATTGCATTATAAGCTTCAACAACAGTTGTGTTCACACCTGTCGTAGTTTCTATATGGATACCCATCGTTTGATAAAAACTAGCCATTCGATGAAGCGCGCCATCATCAGTATCCGCATATACACCATAATTGCTATAAGAATCAACAACATTGGTCGAATTGTTAAAATATTTATTACTTTCAAAAAACGGTACTACACTACCGCCAATACCTGTTTCGCCTTTATACGAACGGTTCAATTCTTCCATTGATCCGTTAAACCGATCAAACGCGAGCATTGGTACATAATGCGCCATAACATCCACACGTATACCATTCATCAACAGCTCTGCTGTTTCCATCATTTCAATATTAACCCGAACGCGACCACGCTTTACTGCATCTTCCCGCAGCATCGGGATATATTTCAAAGGCAGAATCTTACCTGCGTCGGCTGACGTCAATACACGACCGCGATCGCGGCGCGTTGACCTTTGTACTTGTATCGGTGCGCTTGGCACCATTTCTGTCATACGCATTTCATTTTTTCCTTTTTATTCGTTTCAACATGGCAACAAACTTCTGCCTTATTTTCTTGCATTTTTTGCAACTCATTCGTTCCAAAACTTATAAAACCGTTGTTTGCGCTGTTTCTTTAATTTCTCTGCCCTTTCTCTCAACGGGCCAAAATTAAATGTTCCAGACAACACCGGTTTAATTAATTGTTGATAAAACAATTTACTTTCGGTGCGTAAATCGTCATAGCCTCGCATCGCAACACCAGTAAGATATTCATCCAACTCCATGCCTTTGCTATAATAATCAACCTTACCGCTAGGCATCACAATTGGCTCGTCTAAACCACGTAATTTATTATCAACAACATCACCGTCTTCTGCTCTCGCTAACGCTCCATTAACAAGCGTGTTAATTTGCTGATCAGAATACCCCAAAACTTTAACACCAACTTCGTCAGGAATGATTGGTAACTGCGTTGATGATGTTGATTGTTTTGAAAGTATACCCGTATAACGTGTATTAGCTTTAATATTAGCAATCTCAGCTTTCATACTTTCTAACGTCAAATCTCTTACTTGCTTGTTATATTTATCAATAGGCTCCTGCCTATATGCGTTAAATATTCCAGCTGCCGCATTTCCAAACGCTGCCGCTTTTGAAATTGTCGGCAAACCTGTAAAACCTCGTCCACCAGTATTTCGCAACACTGTTAACGGGTTAAAACCCGCACGTTGCGCCGCATTTCTCATGCGTACAAACTGATTATCCTGATCTTTTATTGCTTGCCTGCGTTGTTGTTCTGCTGCTTTGTACGAAAACAAAGACCCAACAACCGCAGCTGCTATTTGTCCCCACATTTATTTTGTACTCCTAATAATTTCGATTATTGCTAAAACCGCAACAATGGCGCTTACAAATCCCCACAAAAAATATGGATTTGTTACCATCACCATTTCCAATCAAAATATATTGGGCCGTATAACGCCACACTGATTACAGCTCCCATAACTACTCCATGCAACACATTAACAAACGTTTTATTCATCTCTTGCACTCCGCTCTAATTTTGACAAAATAAGATCTGCAAGAACACATAAAATCGTAATCGCCGCGGTTTCCACTTGCACCGCTTGCTCTTGTGCAATACCAACTCCCACCAATGTTCCGCCGATCATCGAACCTGCTCGGCGAATCAATGGTTTCAAAAATTCTCTAGCTATAATATTTATCAATTGGTGTCACATTGGAGCTTTAACAACATTGTTCGCATAATATATAATATGTCGTTGCTAAATCTTTCCAACCCCTTACGTTTTTTGTTCTTGCTGTGTTATTGTTAAAGACTTGTTTCGTACCTTGTCAAGCTTTGACACTAACTTTTTTTTAACACCACGGAATAAATTCTTTTCGACCACTTCCACCGCCACGCGGTTTATTATTTTTTGGTCTATCCTTGCACCTAACCCGCAGCCTCACGTCTGACCGTTCTTTTTTCACGGGGGTTTCTCGCTGACGCTGTCTTCCAGTAGGGGAGGGTGCTGCAGCAACGCTTTCTACCAATACTGGTATCCGTTTTAATTGTTGCCGCTGCCTGACTGCAACTGCAACTTTTCTATAAACTCGCGTTGTACGTCTTCGTATAACTCCAGACGTTTGATTTCTCCGTGTTCCACGTAATGATTTATTCTTTCTACGCTTCGCCATGTTCCGTCCTCATAAATCTCATTATCGTTCTTTTTACCATGTATAACTATATCGCGTCCCGCGTAATTTATCTCCATCAAAACGCCCATATCGATCGTTTGATTAAAATCTATCCACGGCTGTACATACTTTACTTCTTTATGATGTAATCGTTTCACTAATTCTTCGTCTGTATATTCCAAACTATAATTTGTTTCGTCCCACTCCTCAAAAAATTCGCTAAACGGCTCTTTGCCGTATTTTTCTATCCATCCGTTTTTAAACGCGGACATAAAATTTTCCCGCGTTTTTCCTTGCATCATAAAAACCTTTTCCGTGCCGTTATCTTTTCTTACGCCACCCACCTTATATTTAAACGAACGCGGTATAACCGCTTGCTCAACATGCGTTTCTGCTAGATCCATAAAAAATTCATGGCCTAGTGGTGGTTTTTTGCTCATTGCAAGATGACTATCGGCACTATCCAGATCCATATATTTCAACACGTATTTCAATACGTACTGAAAACCTTTCCAATCTGGTTGCTGAAAATAACTGAACCCTTTGTGCCAGTATTTCCAATTTACACGTACATTTTCTTTTATTTCTGGATATTTATCCTTAAAAAATAAAACTATATGCCAATGAGCTCGGCCTTTAGCCGTGCCATATTCACCGGCAACAATATACCGTACGTAGTAACGCTTTCTAAGCCGTTTCAAAAAATCTTGAACGTCTTTATAAACCAGCGTTACAGCGTTGACCCCTGCGTCATTCGCATAGGTCAACGTTACTGCGTAGGTTTTCTTCGAATACCTACTTTCGGCAATGCATCGACCCACAAGGTCGTTCACTCTGTTTCTTTTGCATTGCCAACATTTGCGACACGCTACCTCGGTTCCGTCGTCTAATCTGTTCGGTGTCCTGCACATTTTTCGCCGTTTACCTCGTCAGCGGTGTCACTAAATGCATATCCTAACAAGAAAGGTTGTATGCGTTCGGCAGAACGGAACTCCAATACATGAGTTTCCGTTCCGTTCTGCCTTAGTCGAATTCATCGACATAAATGGGACGTCCTATTTTCGGCTCGTCTTTACGAAGCCGCCAGTTTGTCAACTGCCAATGTGCT